AAGCAACTACTAAAGTTGAACTAAATGATGATGAAGATGATACTTTGTCTTACTTTAGTAAACTTGCTGAAGACGAGTAATCTCTCCACTTCTTAGACTTTGAGGGGACTATAGAAATATAGTCCCCCTTTTTATTTCTAGTATAAATATTAGCACTATGGCAATCAATATTTTAGACCCCTTAGTAGATAAACAAGGTGGTATTCGTAAGTCAGCAAGTTGGTATCGAAATGCGGTATCATCTATTGCCGATAAAGTCACTGCTAGAAAGTTGATAAATCAAAACAAATTAAATCAACAACCTAGTCAAGGTAGATTAAATCTATTTTTTTACGATCCTAAAACAAAAGATAAATTGCCATACTATGATACGTTTCCTCTAGTTTTACCACTAGAGCCAATTAAAGGTGGATTTTTAGGTATGAACTTTCATTATCTACCACCAATATTAAGATTTAGATTATTAGAAAGTGTACATAGTAAGTTTGCTACACGAGTAGAGTTAAATAAAAATAATAAATTTGATGTAAGTTACAATAGAATTAAAAATGTTCCATTTGTTAAACCTACAATTAAAAAATATTTGTATGGTTATGTTAGATCAAATTTTTTAAGAATAGATGTAGATGAAGCTGCTCTTGCTGTATATTTACCTGTACAACAATTTAAGAAACGATCAGACAATTATGTTTGGGGACAAAGTAGAGGTATGATTTAATGGCAATTTTACGAGGCGGAAAAAGAATTGGTGGTTATGATATTAGAGTAGGTATACCACGTGATAGAAGTTTAGAAAATGTCGAAAATGATGACAGATTTAGACAAAAGCCAGGTGGTAATACTGAAACTGTTATGGGAAGATTTTTAGCTTCAGTAAATGAAGCCGAAGGATTTGCTAGACAGGCAAGATATTATGTTGACTTTGGAATACCTAAGGGCATAGAATCTTTACCTGTGTATGATGACGCTGGTGACGGAGCTTTTTCTGGTGACTATGATGAATATAAAGGTTTTACAAATCAAAAAGATTTCTTTTTAGAAGCCAATGGTAAAAAAAGAGTACAATCTTTTTGTAGAAGTGTGAATATGCCAGGTAGAACAATAGAACAAGTACCTGTACAACATAATGGACCGCCGAGAAATATATCTATTGACCATACTTACGGTCAAATTACAGCAACATTTTATAGTGATAAGTTTTTACGAGAAAGACAATTTTTTGAATTATGGCAGAGATGTGCTGTAAATCTATCTTCTCACAATGTAAATTTTTATGATAACTATGTGGCAGATATGAACATTTATCAGTTAGGATCTTTTGTGATGAAAAATGAAAGAGATTCTAAAACTTATGCGTGTCAAATTTATGATGCTTTTCCTACAACAATAGGTGATATTAATTATAATTATGATAATAATAACGTTGTAGAATTTAGTGTTACATTTTCATATAGATATTGGGTTAATTATTACCTTGACAAAAAAGGTAAAATAGATTTAGGAACCTCAGAATTAGATGATTACACAATTAAAAAAACTGATAGAGGTTTGCTAGGCAAACTACCGCCTGAACTTAGACGTGCTGGAACGCAAGTATTAGATCAGATAAGTAGAAGTGTGCCTACAGGTAGAATTACTGGTGGAAGAGTATTTCCACCATTTTTATAATAACTAAGGAGATAATATGGCTTTACCAAAAATTGATGTGCCTACATATGAGTTAACTCTTCCTTCTACAGATAAAGTGGTTCAATTTAGACCATTTACTGTAAAAGAAGAAAAACTTTTATTGATAGCCGCTGAAAATAATAAAGTTGATGCTGAATTAGTTTCAGCAGTAAAACAAGTGGTAGAAAATTGTACGTTTGGTCAATTAAAGGCAGATGATTTGCCTATATTTGATTTAGAATATATCTTTTTACAAATCCGTGCTCGGTCAGTTGGAGAGGTGGCTAAGTTTAGAGTTTTATGTCCAGACGACTTAAAAACTTATGGTGATGTAGAGATAGATTTAACAAAAGTAGATGTACAAGTAGATGACGACCACGATAATAAAATTGTCATTGATGAAAGTAGAAATTTAGGTGTTGTATTAACCTATCCCACATTAAAGAGTTACAAAAATACACAATTATTAGAAGAAGGTAAGTTAGAAGCTATCTTTGATATATTAATTGATTGTATTGACCATATCTTTGAAGGTGAGAAAGTTTTTAATCCTAAAGATAGTACAAGAGAGGAAATTACTTCGTTTTTTGAATCGCTAGATCAAAAATCATTTGAAAAAGTAAAATCGTTTTTCGATAAAATGCCTAAGTTAAAACACGAAACTGAGGTTGTAAATCCTAAAACGAGTGTACGAAGTAAGGTAAAATTCACAGGTTTACGTGATTTTTTCGAATTGTCCTCTCCCACAACACCTTAGAAGCATACTTTGAAACAAATTTTGCTTTGATACAGCATCATAAATATTCTTTAAGTGAGATTGAGAATATGATGCCGTGGGAGAGGGATGTTTATGTTTCGTTATTAGCTAATTATTTAAAAGAAGAAAAAGAAAAACAAGACGCCAAAATGGCTAAAGCGAGGAAATAAATGTCAGACGAACAAATAAAAGTCGCAGAACCAAAACAAAAAATAAGTGTTGACTTAGAAGTTGATACATCAATCAAAGATTTAGGTGTAAATCCTTATGCTAAACTTATTCATTTAGCAAGAGCAGTTGATAGTTGGAGAATATTTCCAAGAGTGTTCATTTCAACATACATCTATCTACTATACAAAGTTGTCATATGGTATATGAACTTAGCAAGTCCAACAATGGAACAAAGTGGGTTAGTATCTATCGTTGTAGGTGCTGGCGCTGCTTGGTTTGGGTTATACACAGGCAGTAGAGCAAAATCAGATAAAAAATAATTATGGATGCGACTGTAGAAATATCAAATCTTAAAGAACTTGCTTTTACAATTACAAGATCAGTAGGTCAAATGGTAAAAGCAGGTTCTGATTCTGTAATCTTACCTGAACGTACAAAATTTCTAACAGATATTAAAAGAGATTTAGAAAGTGGTCAAGTCAGTAAGATAGACACAGTCGTTGAAAAATTATCTAACATTATCGGTGAGATGAGTGAAGACTTTGACAAATACACTGATATTTTAAGAACAGACGTAGTTAAAAATTTAAAAGAATTAGTCAGTACAAAAAAAGATGCTGATAAAGAAGTTTTACAATTACAACAAAGAAATATATCTGCTACAACAAAGTTAATTGAAAAAGATAGAGAAGTTACATATAAAGCTGTTATCTTAACAAATAAAGAATTAAGAAAAGAAAAAGATGAAATCATAAAAGAAGAAAAAAGTATTTTAGCAGATGAAAAACAATTAAAAAAAGATATTGAAAAATATCAAAATGAAGAAGAACGTGATGATAAAAAGGCAAAAGACCTTGCGGATAGACAACTTGCTTTAATTAAAAGACAAGAAGATAATGAAGATAGAAGAAATAAATTAAAATTAGATAAATCAGAAAATTTCTTAGAAGAACTATTAGAAAACATACCTGAAAGTTTAAAAGATATGTTCTCATCATTTAAAGATACATTAATGGCACCGATTGAAGCCTTTAAAGGTGTTGGTCGTGTATTTGTAAATTTAGGAAAAGGCATACGTCAAATAACAAAACTATTTGCTACATTAGCAAAAGGATTAGGTAGATTATTAGTATCTGTATTAGCTGCTGCCGCTAGTTTTTTAGCATCAGCATTACCATTTTTATTAATAGGGGCAGCCATTATTGCTGTAGGTTATGGATTGTTTAAATTATTAGATAAGTTAAATTTAATGACAAAAGAAGAACGAGATGAGAAAAATAAAAAAAGTGCTAGTGATTATGCCTCAGAAGTTCAACAAAAACAAGATATAACAAGACAAGAAAACATAGTTAAAAAACAGGAACAAATAGATGTAGTAAAAGAGCAGTTAGCTAATTTAGATAAAGAATATGAAGAAATGAATCCATTTACGAAAAAATTTATTGCTCCTGATATAGAAAAAAAGAGAGAGAATTTACAAAGTAAATTAGAAAGATTACAAGAGCAAAAATATAGAGCAGAATTAAAATCAAAAGCAACTGCTGTGTTAGAAGAACGTAGAGCTAAAGGTGAAACTGTTTCTGGATCAATAGAAGCAATTAATGATATAGGGGTATTACAACAAATTATTGATACTGGCGGTTTGATGCCACACGAAATGAAAGATAAAGGTATTACTCCTGTCGAAAAAGGTACAACAGAATTTCCGTCAATCATATATCAAAATACAACAAATGATAATAAACAAAATAATACTACTAGTCTTACAACTAATCCGCAAGTTGTAAATCCTGAAACAACTGCTAATAATATGATTTTAGGAAGTACCTAGTAAACACCTAATTCTTTTTCAGTAATTATCTTAAACTCAAAACCTTTATCTTCACAAAACGCCTTCGCCGCTTTCCATTTAGCATTGTTCTTAATATATTCTAACTGTTCACGTAGATAAGCTTTTGTTTTACGTTTAGGTGCTTTTGGTTGTGATGTTTGACGATAAGGTTTAATCTCAATAATCAGTTTTCTACCCTTTGCCGTCTTTACAATGAAGTCAGGATAGTATCGGTGTAGTTTTTTGTCGATAGGTGAGATGTACGGAATAGATATTTCTTCACTTGCCCAATTAACAACGTCTTCGGTTCTGTCACAATATAACATAAACCTACGCTCTAATAGTGAACGATACACTATTCTATTAGGGTCACCAACGTATTTCTTAGGATACGAAGGTCGATATATTCCTTTATAAGACTTTGCCATAATTCATATAAATATTAGTAAAGATATTTAGACAGGAAAATTAATGTCATATAGCAAATACTATTCAAGTAATTTTAATAACTCTAATCAAACTGAGCCAGCCAAATCCTCAGCAGCTTTTGGTGCCTCATTAAAGAGTCCTATTAAATTAAGTGAAGGTAAAAAACCTAAAAATTCATTAGATTTTAATTCTTTGAAGTATCCTATGGATATTTCATCTGAAGAATTAGGTCATTATATTGTATTTTATTTAATATCAAACAGTCACGGCAGTGTAGTAAATGCTGATAAAGAAATGGCAAGTCGTGTTGGTCTTGCTGAAAAAGAGGCTGTTTTATATGATGACGCAACAGAAAAAACAAAATACAATGTAAAAGATTTTAGAAAAAACAATGACAATGACGAAGGATTTAAATATCAATCATCATTAAAACCTGAAAACTCTGTTCTATCAAGTGTGCCTACGCACACAATCACAACAGGTGCGATTACATTGTATATGCCACAAAACGTATCTGTAAATTATGGTATGACTTATGGTGTAGAAGGCACAGAATTAAGTGGTCAAATTGTTTCTACTATCAATAAGGCAAGGAAACAATCAGGTGTGGCGGCAT